GTTAGAAGGAGTTGCTGTGCCATCCCACTTCTCATGAACACCACCGTCAACGATAGCACCAACACCATTCTGTGAGAACGCAGAACACTGCGAAACGTAAGGAGAATTGGTGATTGGTGAGTTAGGGTTAAGTCTTACAAATACACCCTCAATCGTTGCGGTGTTAAGATCCTTTGGATCAGATACTGAAGGAACAAATCCTGCCATACCGTCCATAACCAAATCCTTAAGCATGGATTTGTTGGACAGATAGAACAACGTTGAGTTCTGATTAAGGATTGGTGCAACTTGATTGATTACAACATCATTAGTGCCAGCCTCGAAAGTATCCGAAGTTGTCCAGTCACCACCAGTAATAGGCATGATATCAATAGTACCACCACCATCTTTAACATCGATGATTTGTGCAGTCTTATCGCCAGCACCGTTGGTGCATGTTTCGCCAACAACTCTTAAAGCAGCATCAGGAACTGTAGCTAGTGTCAGTTTCTGTGTAGAAGAATTTGCACCAACGTTTGGTTTGATAACAGTAGTTCTCATGTTATCACCAATGATCGAGATATTCTCGGGAACGAACATTGGTAGAGTTTCGTTATACGTACCTGCCTTAACGTAAATAGTTGCAGGACCAGTAACGTTATCTAGAGCGTAACGTAGTGAACCAAATGACTTGGTAATATTTTCGCCACTGTTTAGATCACTGCCATTGACAGTAACATAGTAAACAGGATCGGTTGCATTACTCTTTTCCCAAGCAGGATAACCGTTAGAATCAACTGTCAGAACTTGACCGCTGGCTCCAATAGGTAGTCTGGCAGCACCAGAACCCGAAATATAAAGAACATCACCAGCATCTGTCAAGACGTTGGATTGAGCTCCTTGAGTCAGGGAGTTCCAATAGTCTCCATTAACGTCTGTCTCTGGAGGATTGTTAGTAGACTCGGCAACACAGATGTAAGAGTTAGACGCTCTGGAGATTGCATCACCAGGCTGATATGTTTCTGTCGAACTCCAAACACCTCTCCATGTGAAACCACCAACAACGAAGTCCCAATCAGCAGAAGCAGCTGATGGTGTGGAATTGGTATTGGTTGTTTTAGCAACGTATGAGTTACCACCAAGTAGTACAACGTCACCAGGTTTGTATGCTGTGCTATTGCTCCATGTACCTACAACTTTAAAACCAGTTGTTAGAATTTCCCAACTAGCGCCAAGGTTGTTTGGTGCAGCACCTGTAGAAGTAGAAAGGGCAACATAAGAGTAACCACCAAAGGTTACAATGTCACCAGATTGATACTCGGTATTAGTGTCCCAGGAATCTTCAAACTTAAGTCCATTGACATAAGAAATGAAATTTGCTGAAGCGAATGTACCGCTAGAGGTGTGGGCAACGATTACTCGATACTGATCGTTACCGTACTTTACGATATCGTTTAATTTGTAGAAGGTTGCATCTGCCCAATCTCCACGATTGTAAATGCCTTCGGTATGGACTTGCCATCTAGCGCCATCGCCCGAATACCACTGCGCTTCGTTTGATACCGACGTATGGTTGGAAACACAAACATAGGTGTTTGCGCCAAACTTTACGATATCATCGATAACGTATGCAGTTGCGACTGTCCAGTCGCCCCTCCAATTAAACTTAAGTCTGCCTAATCTGAAATCTGCCATGTTTATGCTGCCTTATTATTTGGGTCCTTCGGTGGAATAATCATAATTTTCATTGAAACGAATTACAAAGTATCCGTCATCATCAACAAAATAGCTAATCTTACGACTATCAAATCTATACTGTTGGTATTTATCTTGCGGATTATTTGAATATGACTTCTCTTCTGTAGTTTCTTCTACGTAGTCATACGCACCAGTTGCAATATCCAGATAGGAACTTCCATCTAAACGAAAGAAGTCACCTGTCTCGTCATCAATACTTCTAATTTTGGTGTAACGTAGCATTCCATCAGCATCCCTACGTAAAGCATGGATACTAAAGTCGTTGCCTAGGGTGTAATTATTGGAAGATACAGATGTTCCCCCACCACCTTGTTGTTGATAGCTGTCGCTAATAAACATTGTCATACAATTACTCTCCAGTAGTTACCGTCCCAAATTAGTTGCACTCTCGCTCCTTTCAAGTCAAATACTAAAGGACTGGAAACAACTCCAAATGTATTTTGGAATTGTCTGCCAATTGGATCGACGATTGTTACATTATTTGTATCCCATGAAAAATTAATATCAATGAACTCCAACGTGTCCCCTGATTTAGGAACCAATTGATTGTTATATAGAGGCAAGGTTAGAGTTAGTGGTCCTCCTGATGTGTCTACGAGATATCGAAGACTTGTTCCGAGTGTAACACTTGTGTTTAAATACTCCCACCTTGCACGAAAAACATCAAATCCACCATTAGTTGTCCCATCATGGACAACCGCCATATTTTTATCAGTATCAATTGTTAACTCACCTTGCGCTCCCGCAAAATGAGCATGTTCGGCAGTAGTACCACGCCTAAATTGTACCTGGGTAGTCATTAAAATTAATTTAGGATACCGAGGTTATTTATATCATTAAATAATCCATCCGTATGTACGAGCTGGCGCAACATCAATCTTGACAGTTGCTGCGCTGCCAGTGATAAGGATATGAACGTCTGGTCTGTGCTGGAGTAGTGGGAAGTATCTGGAATGTACTCTGACATTGATGGATCCAGTACCAAAGATACGTAGAGAAATGCCGATGATGGTATCGACATTGACTTTGATTTGACCTGATCCTTCGTATCCGAAAGAGCGAAGAACTTTCGCTTCGCCATCGGTTGCAATTTCTGTGCCTTCTTCTGGTGGGTTGGCAGTTGTTCTCTCGTCTGCGATACCCGAGAGTTGAACTTCTGTCTGACCAGAGTAAGGTGCTCTGATGAAGGATTCTTGTGCTTCGCCAGAAGTTTTGATTTCTGCTTCGCCAGTATATACCTTGGTGATAGCAGGCTTGACCTGACCGAGGAAGTCGAAGATTGCGACGTTCTCGTAAGTAATTGTTCTGGATTCTGCTGCACTGTCGAATGCATATAGATCTCCAGATCCAGTAAATACTCTGGATCTTGGAGTTTCTGCACGACCAGCAATGTTGACATCTGCAAGCAGACTTGGTACATAAGCAACTCTTTCTGCTGCTCCAGAGAACGAGAAGATAGAACCAAAGAAAGTTTCTGCATTGGCAATTCTTTCGACTGCCTCTCCAGAAAGGGTGAATAGAACTTGTTCTCCAACATAGTCGTATGCAACTTTCTCTTCGCTCGTAACGAAACTGAATAGGTTGCCTTCGCCAACATGAGAGAGGGTGATGACAACGTTTGCTTCGCCAACAATATCGTAGAGACCTTCTGCTGGTGGTACAACTGCTCTGGATTCTGATGCACCATTGAGTGCGAATAGAGAACCAGTTCCAACGTAAGCACGGGTAGAACGTAAGGTTGCAATACCAGTTGCAGAGAATAGAAGATGTCTCTCCAGAGGATTGACAGTAAAGGATTCTGCTGCACCAGAGAATGTACCAATGTGGATCTGACCGATGTAGTCTCTTGCAGATCTTTCGACGCCAGCACCACTGATAGTTGCAGTACCTTCGCCTGCAGGAGGAACAGCGACAATATGAACTGTAACTGGTTCTGCAAATAGTGCCAGTTCGACTCTCTTGACTTCCGATACTGCAGAAGCAATTGTTGCACGACCAGTGAAGGAGAAGAGTGCATCTTTCTCCAGTGGGTTGAACGTAACAGACTCGGCAGCGCCAGAGAATGTACCGATGAGGACACGTACAACCTCGTCTCTTGCAACACGCTCGACTGCAGTACCACTGACAGGAATGACACCTTCGACATTCCAGTTCGGGGTGAACCTGATATCTGCTGCTTCTGGGTAGATTCTGATCTGACCAGTACCAACAAACGCATTGGTTCTTCTTTCTGTAGCGATGCCTGTAACATCGAAGAGTAGATCTCTTTCCAGAGGATTGAAGGTGACTGCTTCTGCAGCACCAGAAAGAGTTGCAATGTTGCCATCGCCAATAAAGTCTCTTGCTCTTGTGGTAGCAGCAACACCACTAATCTTGGATAGAGTCTGTGGTTGCTCTGCAAAGGTGAGAAGTGCGGGAGTTGCAGATCCTCTGAACTTGAAGAGGGAACCAAAGAAGATCTCTCTGAATGTTGCTTTCTCTTCTGCAAGACCAGTAACATTGAGATGAGCGGTGAACTCTGGAAGTCTCTTGGTAACAGACTCGGAAGTGAATCCATTGGAGAAGATGGCACCAGTTCCGAGATATGCATCGGTTTGTCTTTCGACTGCTGTGCCACTGGTGACAATGCGAACTGTTGGTTGTTCTGCAAATGTACGTAGAGGAGTAGCAATCTCTCCAGAGAGAATGACATGTGTTGTAATATCTGGAGGATTGAATCCAAATGCTTCGACTGCAGATCCACGGAAGAGAATGTCTCCATCTCTGACTGGAGGAATCTTGAATGTGATGGATTCTGAAGTGAATCCTCCAGAGAATAGAGTACCGAATCCACCATATACATCGACAAATTTTTCTTCTGCAATACCACTGACAGGAACAACCCCGAATGGTTGTTCTGCAAATGTACGTAGAGGAGTAGCAATCTCGCCCTGAAGATTGATCTCGGTTCCTTTGACTTGAGGTGCTGCAGCAAATCTTTCTCCTGCAACTCCACCCATGGAGAACAGAAGTTGTCTTTCCAGAGGATTGACAGTAAGGGATTCTGCTGCACCAGACAGTGCTGCGATTCGACCAAAACCAACATAACTGGGAACAAATACTTCGCCAGCCTGACCAGAGATTGTTGCAGTACCAAATGGTTGCTCTGCAAACGTGAGGATCTCTGGTTCGGTTGTTCCAGATACAGAAAGAAGAGCAAATCCAGAGTATGCAATCGTTGCCCTGACTGATCCACGACCAGTAAAGTCGAACAGAGTAAAGAATGGATCTGGACTTGCTGTTCTGGATTCTGCAGCGCCGATAAGAACAGAGAGTGAACCAGAACCATTGAAGTTCGGGATGAATCTCTCGGCAGCGTTGCCGCTGACCTTGATAAGATTTCTCTTCTCCTCTGCAACAGCAACTGCTTCGACTGCACCAGATAGTCCAAACAGTGAACCAGATCCATCGTATGCTGCAGTTGCTTTCTCTGCTGCTGTTCCAACAAAGTCAAACAGACCGAATAGATCATCTGGACTTGCAGTAACTGCTTCTGCAGATCCTGACAACGTAGAGATAAATCCAGATCCAGCGTAGGATGGTAAGTATTTCTGACCAGCAATGCCACGTAGAACGATAGTGTTCTCTTGGAATCCTGCGAATGCAACTGCAGAAGATGCTCGACCATCCAATCTGATAACGCCACCACCATTGAAATTGGGGGTGTAACTGGTATCGGCAAATCCAACAAAGTCAAATAGACCAGTAAGATTATCTGGACTGAAGGATACTCTTTCTGCGTAAGCAGTGCCAGTAGTTGTGAATAGAACTCCATCCCCACTGTGGACGTTGGGAAGTCGTATTGAAGCTTCGCCACCAATCTTGAGGGTTGGTTTGTCGAGAACTGCGATATGGCGCAGATTGATGACAACCTTGACTCCACCTGAAAGTCCAGTGAACTTGAACAGATGACCCATTGGGTAGATCGACCTCTCATATTGAGGATCGATGATTGTGCCATAATCTTCTGTTGCATCTGGAAGATTGTTTGCACCAGGAAGACCAGCGAGATTGGCAGTCTCGATGAATCCATAATCAATGAAGTCTCCACCACCACTCTCGACCAGATTAAAGAGTTTGTCATCCTTGTAGTCTTCAATGACTTTGGATGCATGGTTAGCAATGACCCAAGAGTCAATGACAGGAGAAGCAACAAATCCGTAATCTACATCAACGTAGAGATCGGTAGAAGATTGGTTATAGCTGTATGTTCTTCTATCGTCAGCGTTGGAGAATCCGAACAGATTTCCACGAGCAGGAGGATTGACTGCTGCACGTTCGACCAGTTGACCGAAGATGGATACGTTACCAGATCCATTCCAGTTAGGAACGAATGCAACAGCTGCAGATCCACTGACTTGTAGATGTGTTGTAATATCTGGTGGGTTAGCACCAAAGACTTCAGCAGCACCATTAACTGCATATAGAGTTCCAGTGGATTGATATCCAAAGGTACGTCTCTCGTCAGAGGATACGAAGTTGAATAGATCACCAGAACCAGCAAATGTCTTGGTGACGCTATCTGCAACCTCGCCAGTAACATCGACGAATATATCAGAAGTCCACTTGGGTGGAACGCTGACGATAGTAGCGACATTAATCTTGATGTCACCAGAACCAATATGAGTACGTGTTCTGGATGTTGCTGCTTCACCTTCAACCAGGAAGTCTCCCATCGCATAGCGGGAGATGGATTCCATGATGGAACCATAATCTTCTCTAACAGTCTCGGGCGCATCTTCGCCACCGAGAAGAATGAATCCGTAATTCAGATAAGATCCAGAAGTAGAACCACTTTCTACTAGATCAATAATTCTGTCGTCCTTGCGACTCTCAATGGTTTCATTAGCAATAGATTGAATCGTAATAGATTCAATTGGAGTAGCGGCAACAGATCCATAGTTACGATATTCAAAGATATCATTGGATGTACTACTGTAATGATACGCAACTGCCTCGTCAGCAGTCTCAAAGTTGAATAGAGTTCCAGATCCTTTATAATGATCGGTCTGTCTCTCAACTAATGTACCCGTGAGAGTGGCAATACCACTACCATTCCAGTTAGGTGTGAAGCTGACCCTAGCAGCGCCTGTAAGGGGCAGTAACGCCGTGGAGTCGGGATAGTCAGCACCAACCGATTCAGAAGCACCAGAGATGGCATAGAGGGCACCAGAACCATTGTATGCATATGCTCTCCTGTCTTCTGCATTGTTGAGGTTGAATAGTACGCCTTCTCCAACAAAGCTTCTTGCACGAGGTGTATCACCTTTACCACTAACTTCAATTTGGATATTAGCAATCCATCTTGGTTTGGTTCTACCACGACCTTCAACGAATGCAAATAGACTACCAGTTCCAATATGAGTACGTGTTCGAGTAGATGCTGCTTCGCCCTCAAACAAGAAGTCTCCCATTGCATAACGGGAAATAGATTCCATGATGGAACCATAATCTTCTCTGACAGTTTCTGGAGAATCCTTGCCATTGAGGAGAATGAAACCAGAATCTAGGAACTGACCGACACTAGATCCAGCAACAATTAGATCAATAATTCGTTCGTCTTTACGACTCTCAATAGTCTCATTAGCAATAGACTGGATCGTAATAGAATTGATCGGTGTATCAGCGACCGATCCATAATTGCGATAGTTGAATATCGCATTAGATGTGCTGCTGTAGTGATATGCAACTGCCTCGTCAGCAGTCTCGAAGTTGAATAGAGTTCCAGAACCTTGATAGTGATCAGTCTGTCTCTCGACTGATGCACCTGTAAGAGTTGCAACACCTGTACCATTCCAGTTAGGTGTGAAGCTGACCCCAGCAACGCCTGCAATAGGCAGCAACGCTGTAGAGTCAGGATAGTCAGCACCAACCGATTCAGAAGCACCAGAGATGGCATAGAGGGCACCTGAACCGCTGTATACATATGCTCTGCGATCTTCGCCGTTGTTGAAGCTGAATAGATTGCCTGAACCCTTGTGAAGAAGACTGAAGTTTGTCTTCGCAGCACCAAAGATTCCAATCTGAACATAGGCAATCCATCTTGGTTTGGTTCTACCAATACCTTCTCCAAACGAGAACAGTACACCTGAACCAATAAAGTTGGGAGTGAATACTTGCTTGGCAGTACCACCGATTGGGAACAGACCGAATGGATAATCTGTCTGATTGGTAAGAATCTGACCCCAGTCGAGTCCGACAGTAGAGGGAGTCTGCTCACCGTCAGTGAGAATAGTACCGAAGTCTAGGAATGCACCAGAAACAGATCCAGATACAACTAGATCAATAATCCTTTCGTTTGCACGACTTTGGATTGTATCATTAGCAATCGATTGGATCGTAATCGAATCAATTGGTGATTCTGCAACCGATCCAAAGTTCTCATAGGTAAAGAAATCGATGCTGGAATTGTTGTAATCCCAGACAACTTTTTCTTCTGTAGAAGAGATGCCAAATAGAGTTCCTTCACCGACATAATCATATGTCTGTTTGAAGGTGGTTGTACTGATATTAAACAGCACACCAGAACCAACCCAGTTGGGTCTGAAGCTGATACCAGCATCACCATGGACGTTGAATAGTGTCTTGCGATCTTCTGGGGATGTCTTAACAACAGCCTCACCAGCAAAGCTACCGCTGAATAAGGTGCCGAATACATTCCAGTTAGGAGCATACGCAATTTTAGTGTCACTACGAAGGGGTAGTAGTCCCTCCGTAGCAATCGCAGGTACATAATGAGTGTTGGCAGTGCTGGATACTCGCAGCGTACCCGAACCGATCCATGGGGCATCCAGTCTGTAAGTAGATCCTCCGAACTCCCAGACGGTTCCAGAACCAACCCACGTCTTGATAACAGACCACTGGGTGAGTGAATGGAAGTGTGTTCTTCCCATCGTCTCGATGTTTGAAGTATCGGTAACAAGACCCCAATCGTCTTGTGCTACTGCCTCTACTTCTAAAATGCTACCATAATCAAATTGACTGACGACTCCGCCGTCTTCTGTCAGGTTGATTATTTGATCATCTTTATAGTCTTGAATGATTTTGTTTGCATGGTCTGCAATTACCCAGTATGCTAGACCTATTGAACCAAAATCTAATTTAATAAACTCGTTTAGTACCGACGCTGTATAGCTGTAAGAAATTACCCCCAGTGCTTCGTAAGCAACAAACTGGGGAACTCTTCCAGTACCAGTGTAGGAGAATACCATTAACTACGGTCAAGTTAAAAAAATAGGGGGATCGCCAGTGAAGCAATCCCCCCATAATATAGAACTCAATTTGAGTATATCAGTCGAGGCTGACGTTCAGGGTGACTTTGATTTGGTCACCAGCATTTTGAATCGCGTATGGACCATTCGTGAATCTTTCAGCGAAGAAGATTGCGCTGTAAAGAGTTAGTGAACCAGTGCCGTTTAGTGCCTTGGTTGTAGTGAAGGTGTTAGCATCAATTACATCGAATACGGTGTAGGTGCTAGCAGTTGTGGTGCTGTTACCAGTACCCTGGTCGATATAGACGGCATCGCCTTTGACAAGACCGTGACCAGTTGCAGTTACCTTACTGAAGTCAAATTCAACTTCGTCATTGCTGTTAGACGGCTGAATGTTGTCGATCAGTGCGTTGTTTAGATAAACAGTGACTGTTCCATCCGTCAAAGAACCATCAACGTATACCTGATGATCGATACCAGTGATGATAGTTGCAGCGTCGATGCCATTAGGAGCACCGCCAATAACACCAGCAGTACCAGTCTGTGAGACTGTCATGCCGACAGTTAGATCTTCACCGACTTCTGCTTGGAATACACCGTTACCAGAAGCAGCACCAGTGAGTGCCTTGTCTAGATAAACAGTGGTTCCTGCGATACCAGCAATTCTTGCACCTTGAGCAATACCAGTACCAGTTAGTCTCTGACCAACTGCAAGACCTGCGGTAGAACCAACGGTTACGGAGAACTCACCAGAAGTACCAGTGATGGTAGTGGTGTTAGAAACAGCAGCAAGAACGAAATAGTCATTGCCGATAGTACCACGGATACCAGTCTTACTGATAGTTGTTCCAGCAGCTGCAGTGCCTGCATCGAGAACACCGTGAATGGTGGTAGGCATGTTGTTAGCACGAACAAGCATGTAACCATACACATCACCAGCAGCACCATCAAACGTGAAGGTTTGCTCTGGATAAGAAGCAGTCGTTCTGCCAGCACCGAAGTCTAGGTTTTGTCCAGTAAACGTGCCAGTATTTTTGACACTCAAGAGGAGAGTTAGACCGTCGATATCGACGACATATGCACCAGTACCAACGTCGCCGCCAGTTACGTAGTCGCCTTTTTTAATACCAGTATTTGAAGCAACGGTGACTGTGTACTCATCGGTAGTACCAGCGCCAGCAACAGCAGCGACTGCAGCAGCTTGTAGGGTCTCGATTGTCCAACGAGTTCCGTTCAGCAGAATTCCATACTGGTTAGAATAATCCTGATCAGTTCTATTATTTTCAACTTGATGATACCCTGTGGTGGGTCCAGAACCATATCCCAACGTATTGTTGTTGGTGTAGGGCTCGTAATATCTTGTTTGTGAAGGCGTGTCGCTTTCAGCTGGATATGTATTTGTTGTGAACAACTTCAGAATTAAGTTTCTAGGAATCTCCTGATTGTAATTCAGTAGATTACGTAGAGAATCAATTTCACCGTTGTCGGTTACTAGCAGTGCCATGTAAACTCTCCGTGTTTATCTCTCGATTTATTGTTATTTATATCGTATACTATTTATAGTTTCAATTTCAATGAGACCATGCATCGTGAGATGTTGATCGAATAATTCACTTTGAATTGAAATATATCTCCTGCATTCACGGTAGTGTTCCAGGTAGACAGGCTGTCATCTTTGTTTTTTCTAGCCGTGCTACTATTTATGATTCCTAATGTAGGACGTTCAGTACCGCAAATAGATTGGAAATTGGGGAAATCATTAAAACTGCATTTCTCAATATCAACCTCAATATTACCTTCGCTATCAGCAAGGATAGTCCAGGATTCGATGATTCCAGTAACATCAACTGTCATGGTTCCTTTAGGACCATTCCCCATAGGAAAGGAACCACTGTCTATGACATAGTTAAGAGTTCTGGTTAGATCTGCTGTAGTAGCATATGCCACTCCAAAGAACTGTACACCTGCAGTTGGTGGTGTGCTGAAAACAATCTGATCGTTAGAAACAATGTAATCAACTCCAGGTGATAAAACAACATCACCTACAGAAATCATTATCTGTTCTTCATTCAATGGAGTATATGATTCTCCATTAACAATCAAATTGAATGTATCTTGAGTTCCATCAAATTGAGATGCCAGTGATTCAATCAGAAGATTAGAATTCTGTACTGACTTTGATGGAATCTGGTAGTTTACGTCAAGCTTATGCTGCGCTGGTAATTGCTTGCCAACACGATATGCATTGTTTCCAACCCTGACGTTATACTGTGCCATCAGGAAACTCCAGGACTTACTTCTGCGTTGCCCATAATCACTCTAGTTTTATAATCATTAGGATCAATGAGAATAATGTCATAGACATATCTTCTACGATCTAATGCTAGAGTTTCAGTATCTGTTAATGTAAGGGCAATTTCTCCTGTAGTTCTATTGACAAAATCTAAACTAAATGGAACCGAAGTTGTTGCAGAATAACTTTTTTTCATGACAGCAGAACCAGTGTACCCTGACATGTTTAGCGGGGTGCCATCTTTATTAGTGATGAAAAAGGTGACTGCAAAGTCTGCTCCTTTATCAATCAGTATGTTGACTGGTATCGCTGCCATCTGTACCCTTTTCTAGTATGTTAAGTGCTTCTAACCCGCCTTCTAGTTTAGTGCGATATTCACGCAACTTGACAAGTTCTTCCTCACCTCGCCTAATTTTAAGATCGTAATCAGCAAACTGTTTTTCAAATTCAGCTCGCAATTGTGTATTATCCATCAAAATATAACAAGTATTTTTATTTATGTCATATCAGGTAGGTCCATGCGATGACGACCTACAGCACTATTTACTCTTGGATACATCCCACCTGCAACTGGTCTTTTGCTATTATGTTTGATTCTGTGTACAAATGGATGACTGTCTTGATCTTGTGGATCAAAGTATGCGCGTAGATGTGTAGTGCCTGTTAATTCTGTATATTTAAAACCACCATTACCATTATTGCCACTAGAAATAACACAGTTTCCAAAAGAAATTTCATTAGATAAAGATGCGCCAGATGCACTAGGCGTATTCGACCAATTAAATCCGACGCCACCCGATGCTATACCTCTACATTTATTTGATGCTTTTGATAATAGTATTGATTTAGTCTGATCAGGAGTTGGCCAAGCATTGTTATACCAGAAGTATTCTTCCATGACTAGTGCTGCCTTTCCCACCACAGTTGGAGTAGCACAACTTGTACCAGAGAACATTCCCCACTTATAAGTTCCATATGTGGAACTAGGATACGAAGTCCATGTGTTAGCACCAAGACCTACAATATCAATTCCTGGTCCTCTATTTGAATATCCATCTAAACCAGGATAGTCTTGTGAGTTATAACCAGCAGCAACATCAATATTACTCTCTACACCATGTGGACCATATGATATAAATGGATACCATGTGGTTGTACTGGATGTGCTTTCCGAGTTAGAACTACCATAAACAATGTTGATAATAGAGTAATTTGAACCAGCATCAATATCTATACTTGTAGCAGTTTTAGTATTCTCTTTGTTAAAAGTTCCGCCGTTATTACCAGCTGCATTAATACAAACAATGCCATTACTCCAAGCACTGTCTAATGCAGATTTTAAAGAACTATAATCAAATTGTGATGGCATCACAACCATCCAAGAATAACTTGTAGTTGTTGGATTATATACTTTGAAGGGTATAATGTTTTCTTTTACAAATTCAGAAAAGTCTGATCCCCAAGTTCCTGGTCTACTTACCGTTGTTCCATCTGCTTTATTAATTTGGGATACACTGTCAATAGGAATTGCATGTCTTCTATCACGTAAGTATTGATACTCTGCAATTAGAATAGTTGGGTTAGGAACACCTGTCTCTGGATTATTTGGTTTTGCGTTATGCCAATCAATAGCAGCTTGAATACACTCTGTAGGGCTGTCACCCGATACCAAATACATTGCATAAAGATTTGCTTTCTTTGCAAATCCACAAATAGTTCCACCAGCAGCACTCAATACACCCATGCCATGATTAGTTAATCCACTGTTACCGCCTTCGTTAGTTGTAACTTGGTTATTAGCATCTGCTTCTAGATCAGGCCAATCCATTGGAATGAATCTAGATGATGTTCTAGTCGTCCAAGTAACAGTACCATTATCAGTACCTGCGTTATCTACGCTACCATCGGTGATGTTGCTACCACCATCAGCATCTCTGATCATAAATGGATGACCAGAAGCAGTTACATTAAAGATTAAAATATCTCCTTCCTGGATAGAAATGGGTGGATTGCTTCCATTGATAGCACCATTTCTATCATTACCAACTAGAGTATAAATTCCACTTCCACCAAAACTTACAGTAAAAGTGTAGGTATTTCTAGTCCCATCAGCAGGATCTACTGTGATGGTATTCTTCATATTTGAGTGTGCTTGACACTGATACCAATATGGATCTACTCTTGCATGAGAGTCATCTTCAGAAGATAACTTTTGAAAATCTGGATGTGTATCATGTGTGCCTGTATTACTTGCCCAATCTCCACCACTACCAGATTCTAGAGTAACGATGTCAACATGCTTTCCAGTCCATCTAGACTTATATGTGTATGCCCCTTGAGTAGAGAAACTATCATCATCTCTTCCTACAGTAAAAACCTCTCCACCACCGTCTAATGGTACAAGTTGATTACTGTCATAAAGAAATTGTACAGGAGCGTTGTCTTCTCCATTGCCAGTAGGAGATCTATAAGAAGAACTTGTACTAGATGTATACCACTTCGTCATCTCCTCTACTGATGGAGCAACGGAAGCCTCAAAATCTTCTGGAATTTCTGTTGCCTGAAATACACTAGAATGTGAACGAAATGTTGTTATATAATCCTCTTCAACATTCATGACGATTAGATTGGGCATACTGCCCAACATATTCCACCAATCCGCTTCGGTCTCGGCATTAAAACTATCTACGAATTCTTGCTTGTCAGTTCCTTCTACAAGAATTACATCCAATAATACCTTCGCCATTTTATGCCTCTAGTTGTGTTACCGTTAGCTCTACGTTGATACCTTGTGTAGATCCACTTTTATTTACAACTTTCAAGTATACGTTTGTACTTGGAGTGGCGTCATCGTTATATCCAATAAATGCTGGAGTAAACAATACAGTTTCAGCAGATGATTGTGTAATTACTTCTGCAATTACTCCACTGCCAGGAGCAGGATCTTGTGTGATTACTCTACTAGCATCGGCAGTTCTGGTAGCAGAACTAACATACAAAGTTACCCATGCTGGTTGAGATACTTCAACTTTATATAATGCATATCCTTTGTATGCAGTAATAGTAATATTTTCTGATGTACCATCGGAATGAGAACCACTAGTGGAAGCATTGAAAGTTTGTCTACTTCCTAGACTAGTGCCTCCGCCACCGCCACCACCGCCGCCAGCGGCAGTGATGACACCATTAGCATCAATGTTAACTGTAGAACCATCTACCTTAACACCACCCAATACTGTGGTACTTGCTGTGGGTAATTGGAATGTATCCAGGGTTCCGCCACTGGATCTCCAGCTGGTTCCATTCCAGATCCAGGTTAACCCACCATCGGTATGTGTGAATGAACCGTCTGTGGGTTGTCCAGCGGTATCTGGGAATAAGATTGCCATTGCTTAAGATCTCTCCGTTTAGTTATTTATTTCAAATTTCAGTAACAAATAACTGACTTGTTTCTGCTACAGTTCTAGTACCAGAAACATTCAGTGTTAGAGATAATTGATAAGTGACATTATCTCCAGTGTTTAATCCATGCAAATCGATAAAGTCAAATGCAATTGGAATGATACCAGTTACAGATGGATCAGGACACTTAACTGTACAAATATCAGTAGTAGTTGCTCCTACAACTCTTTGCAGAATAATAGTACCATTAGTATTATTAGATCCTGTTAAAGATCCTAATAGAACACTAATTCTATTTTTAGTAAATGTACTAACTTGAATAGTTACATTAAAGACACCGTTAGTATCTTCAAAAACAGGATCCGAGGGGGAGTCTGCAGATAGACTTCCAGTGTTGTTTACAAAAGCAGAATTAGGAGCACTAATCTTAAGTGGGGGAGATGCATCAACCCATGCTGCAGGATTAGATCCGTTATTATAGTAAACTTTCAAGCGACCTGAATCACTCTCCCACCACATATCTCCACTGGTGGCTCCAGACGGTGGATTGTCGCTTACTTCGACATTTGCTCCGCCACCTTCGCCCCAAACCAATTGTCCAGAACCATCAGTTTGTAGAGATTGACCTGCACTTCCGTCAGACGTTACAAACTTAACAACACCATTTAATCTTCCTAAATTATCAACAGTGAATGTAGAGTTACCACCAGATTTTAGAGTTAGACCACCATTTGTTGGTGAGTGGTTGATAATAACTTCGCCATCAGCATTTGCTCTGACACCATAGTCATTAGATAGAGAAGTATCAATAGTACCAACTCTTAAATCTGCTGTAGCAATAATATTATTTCCAGTCAGAGACAGGTTTGTTGACCCTGTTTGTGATGTAAATACATCAGATTTTACTGTACCAAAAGATGCAGTTTGTACAGATGAATCACCTCTAGATAGTACATTATCTAAAGTAGAAGTTTCTGTATAAGCAGTCAGATATCCTACAGCACCATGATCACCCCATCCATATGCAGTGTCCCAGGATGTATTGTTATAGTTAAGAGGGGTTATAGTTCTAGTAGTCTGTCCTAGAGTAAGAGTAATAGAATCTTGAGGACCAAGATTAGTGATATTGAGATTGTTAACAAAGTTTTGATTTACTCTTGCATCAATAGCAGCATTTGCTCTGTCCTCTGTATAGTAAAGATTAGTTCCTTCGAGAACTGAAGATGTGGAAAACTCATTGAATGCTAAATCAATTGTTAGGGATCCATTAGCATCATCATAAGTAACCGCTGTTCCCACGCCACCTTGTAATAGGGCAGCAACCCTATCATCTACCTTCTCGTCAAAGCTGACATCAATATCATTAACATCAGAAGCAAGTGAGTTAATCTCTTGCCTCTGCTGATCAAGGGTATATGTAATTGGTACGTTTCTTAATGGCATGATACCAGACTATTCCTCTATTTTAGTATTTATTAGTGTGCAATAACCTGAATTGCTAGGGATCCAGTATCGAGAGCAGATCCCGATTGTGTCACTGCAAAATCTATATGTGCAGCAGATCTAACTGGAACTACCTCTACTGGTCCAGAACCATCCATATGATTAACGATGACATAGTAGTCAGTGGCATTGGTGAATGCACTTGTGAAAGTCAAGCGATAGTTGCCACTGGATTGCTGTGTCACTCCTACCCCCGCTGTTCCAGTCCACGTAGGAGATGCACCTAGCGTAATCTCACCAGCCTTGCTAGTTGCAGGTGGTGTGTACGTTGTTGTGGTGCCACTGATGGGGTGTGCTGTGGTTGGTGGTACAAAAGATTGTGTAAGATAAGAACCATTGGATGTATACCTCGCATCTTTTGTGATGCGAAGATCATCAATGAACATATCATTAAAAGCTGGCACGTATTGGGTATCTTGTTCAGTGCCAATAGCTAGGGGGTGGATGCTGTTTGTAATATCATTTCCATCTAAACCATCAGCATAAGTATAGAAAGAATCAATACCGTCTCTATACAAATGAAGAGTTCCATCAGACGCCTTAACAAGAGCAATATGAGACCAGTTATTTAAATACTGATTCTGCCAATCAGTCAGGGTTGGAATATTTTCAATCCAAAGAGTAGAAACAGTATTAGTTGCTGTATCATGAACATCAAGGTAAATTCCAATTTGACTGTTAGAACGAGTTTGAAAATACAACCTCCAACTACCACCAGTAAAGGATGTGTTAGATTTTCCAACTAGAACGTGTTTGTTAGTATAAACTGTATTATAACCTGCGAGTGTGGAATCAAAATAAACCCAAAACTCTATGGTGAATTCACCAGTAAAGTCATATTCGGATCTATTTGGATAGATAACACCATTGCCAACATTCTTCAGAACCTTGGCACCAAACTTGGCGGGGGTTTGTACAAGAGTTGATGGGGATAACGCGGTTCCAGCAAAGTTAGGGTAAGTATTAGGAGTACCAACAGCACCATACTTAACATCATCAAAGTCCGAATCAAAAGTTGCCCTTAATAGAACTTTATCCCAAGAAGTTTCTGCTGGAATTGTAGTAGTTTGAGTGCTACCAAGAATAAACTCTTGCCATGCAGATCCATCATAGAAATGTGGTTTGCCGCCAATCTGTCTGATCTCACCTTGTGTTGCTGTTGGACCAGAAGATTCATTGACACCAAACTTAAATCCGTCAGCAGTGAATGGATCGCCACCACCCGCTACACTAATAACACCACTGCCATCAATAGCGATAGTTGTGCCATCTGGTTGTACAATACCAGTAGCGGATGTGGTTGCGACACTACCTGCAGTGAATGGAGAACCACCAACTGTGAATGCCGTAGCATCAACAGTTCCACTAACAGTTAAACCACTGGCACTGAATACTGCTCTATCTGTCAATCCATTTTCATTAGTAATTCTGACGTTTGTACCAGCACCAAGTTTTAAATCTTCGCTACCACCAGGAACTCTTACATCAAAACTATTAGTTGCAGAAACATATAAGATACGACCATTAGAAGCTCCGCCAAAGTTTAATACCTTGTCATTGGCGAAAGCAGCATTATTATTAAAGGTGGTACTGGGATTTATAATAAGGTCGCTAGCAACTCCAGTAAATGTAACATCCCCATTAAAAGTAACAGTGTTAGATACGTCCAGAGTGCCAGCAAATTCGGCATTGCCAGCAGCATCGATTTCTGATGTGAGTCCAGCAGTTCCTACTTGTCTACCCTTCCAAAGAGCCTGTGCGCTAATGTTAGCAATATAAATCTGTCCACCGCTGCTTACACTAAATCCAGCATTAGTGGATGTCTCGTCGATATTACCATTAGGAAATTCAGTAATAGGATATGTACTGAAACCGTATGGTACATACATTGATCCACCAAAGATCGCTTCAGTAACCATCTGACCAGGGGTTATCTGATCCGCAGTTTTTAAATATAATGCACCTGTTGTGGAATGTAACTCGTCATTAACTTGGAGATCTCCTAAAACTGTCGCACCTGCAAGACTAGTTGCAATTTTTTTAGCACCGTTATAGTAAAGTTCGACGGGACCATCCTTGAGAGCTGTGGCATACAATTCACTGGTATCAGTCTTTGATCTGATCTGTAAAGCATCAGAATCAATGAATGATGTCAGGACACCTACAGATCCATCGTAGTAAATTTTTAGGTCAGCATCATCACCAAAGTTTGCTGCTACACCATCAGAAAAAGTAGGACTACTATTAAATGTTGCAATATCGTCAAAGTCTACAGTGCTAGAGAATGTTACATCACTAGAGAACGTTTTACTCCCACCAAATGTTTTCGTGCCATCAACAGCGGTATCCAAATCTGCAGCAATTTCGTTAATCTCCAAGCGTTGCTGCTCAAGAGTGTGAGACTTTGGTACGTTACGTAGTGTCATTTGATTAGCTGCTTAAGGAGGGACTTGATTTCGGACATTTCTTCCTTCAAAGTATTTATTTCGCTTACTACATTTCTAAATTCATTGGAAAATGATTTACGAGGTTTGTTGGTGCAAATAATTGCACCAGTTTCCATATCTCGCACAAATCCTTCTTGTCCTTCGACTTTTACATATTTCATATTAGAAGGATGCAACTGCTCTCATGTCTTGGATTTTAGGGACATACGCAGGATTATCAGATTTCATAACAATTTTAATTGCAAAAGAAGAGAAGTCGGGTAAATCTTCTTTACTGAACTTCAACTCTTGATATGCAGCCTGGGATTCAAACTGACCCGAGATGCTATTTTCTGCTGTCGCAATAACATCATCATCGGAAGCACCGTTATTATTGAAGTATTCCCAGTTAAGGTCATCAAATTTTTGTTGGGATGCTTCAGGTTTAACTTTATATAGAACTTGCAAGTTGCTGACATCACTTACATTAACCGTGAGATTAACATTGATTCCAGAAGCAGGAGCGTTTAGAACAATTTCTCTAGTAACATACTTGGCGACACCAGAAGTATTTACAGATCCAGATTCATTAACATAATCAACACCTACTGTGTATGTCATAGATCTAATCTCTGCATACTTGGAAGTTTCAAACGAAGCTCCTTCAAAGTCAATAAGATCTCCTACTCTGAATACATCAGCAAGTTGCTCACTTGTGGTGCTATCTCTTGCATAATCACTACCCAGTGTAATCTCACTGGTGTAATTGTTATTAATTGGATTCTTATCATTTTCAAGAGTCAGAGTTTTGGTCTTGCTATCCCAAACAACTACCTTACCACTAATCTTGTTCTCATACTTATCTACTCTTTGTGCAGGATTGAATGCAGTTACTGTAGTTCCAGTAACAAAATTAGGATTCTGATCAAAGATACCGTCATTAGAAATAGTAACCGTAATGCCTTCTAGATCTCCACCAGCAGCAGACTGTGTGCTAAAGAACAATTGCTCGCCAATATCAAAGTTTACCGAGTTCTTAATCTTTATGTATACATCACTACCAATGACACGAAGAACTTCTGATTGTGCTCCTGATGTTACACCAGTAACATTTTGATTGATAACAACAGGAACTTCAGTTCCA